GTTCGTGATCGCAGTTGAAACCGGACGAACGAGCACCAAAGAAACGCTCAGTGTCGCCGGAACCAGGACTGTGTCGACCTCAGTTCGATCGATACGAACCCTGGTACGCTGCTCACCTTGCTTTCCTGTCTCATGAGAGACAGAGAATATTTTGGCGTTCGGAAGCGTAAGCCCCGAAACCGAATATTCTGAGTAGTCAATGTCCTGTGCGCGGACAGCAAACGATTCTGTGTTTGTGTCAACGTCAGTGGCAGTGTCAGTCGAGAGCAAGAGGGGAACGGCAATGAAACTCATAGGGCAAGCCTCCTCCTTAACAAGGAATACGAGGTTTTGTGACGTTTACACGCCACGTGAACGACCAAGAGAATTTTATGGTCGCATAGTGTAGACAATACCCTCATTCACAATGAATGGGGCCTAAGCTGGTTCTAAAAACCTGAACCAGACTTGAGTAGGTCGGTCGCGGCATGTTTCTTGCCGCCGGCTAATACAACCGCCAAGCTCACGAGGAGCTGGAACTGACCGGATGTGGGCTTTTTCCAACCGAGGCCACTCAGCGTGGCGTAGTCCGGAAAAATAGGCATGCGTTGAAAGTAACTTTCATTCGTCATGCTACCCATACACTGAAGCGACGGCGTAACCTGTGGGCTAACCACATCCAGTTGCATCGTCGATTCAACACGTATCTCCTGCTTGTACGATAGATATGAATCTACGTACTTGATCGGTAACTCAAGAGTATCCACGCTGAAATGCTCTAACCAATTGCCAACGCCAAAGAACCAATCGATGACGAAGGTAAAAGGAAAGGCATCCCAGATGATCCTTGGGTTGAGCTGGACACCTAACGTGTCTAAAAGACCACGTAAAGTCTTCTCGGTGTTCGAGAGAACAGCGAGAGGCATGGGTCTCCATGCTATACCAGCACCGAGTTTGGAGGTGATTTCTCCCCTCCATCTGCACTTTCCATTTGTATCGAAAGTGAACTCACCCGATTTAGTCACAGACGAAGTCGAGATCACCGTCTCTCTTTGAAATAAAACATTGAGAGAGGCCTCGAAGTCTCGTATCCGATCCTTGAAAGTGACAACCCCTTCTACCATCGCCTGGATATCGCCCAACGTGGGCTTCCAGCCGAATTTGTAGTTAAGGTGGCCCCCAGCAAGGTTCTTTGCGAGTGATACCTTACTCTTCCAAAGCTTGAAAAGGTCTTTTATCTGACCGATTTCCAGAAGGAAATTGGGGACTGAGACCGTAGTCAAGTCAGGGCGTAATTTATCCGCAACTGCGTTTATATACCCCTGAGCTCCAGCACCTAACACCGCACCATCGAGGTTAACCCCGAAAGCGGCTTTGGCAATGGGGACGGCAGAAGAGTGGGAGGCAACCGCAATACTGTGCTGATGCGTGTAGTCATAGTAGACTCCACTACCAGCTTGGACGATCCTTGCAGAAGTGCTCGGATCACCTGTATAGACGGTGCGTGTTCTGGTGTGTCTACATTGATTTGAGCCTTTCTTACCGCTCAATGTGTAGACGATCTGCTCTGCTAGACCACTATCAGTCTGAACATCGGCCTGATTAGTGGTACTAAGAAGTACATTGTCGCTTATACGATATTGCTTCGTAGGCGCACAAGGCTTCACAACGGCAGGAGTAGACCTCGTTTTGTTGACAATGTTGCCAACTCGCGAGACTGATTCCATAACATCTCCCTTTTTGAAAAGATATCCCGTCAAGGGATAGTGGCGCTTTCGCGCTGTAAGGCCTTGCTCTCCACACTTTCGTG